GAGGGACTATAGATATAAAAAGAATATAGCTATAGAGCAGTTAAGAGAAGAAATGCATAATAAAGCTAATGGAGGAATTAAGAGAAGTATTTGAGAAGGTCTTTAATGTAGACTTTAGTAAGAAGAGCAGGGAGAAGTCCTATGTATCGGCTAGAAAAGCTTTCTGCTGGTATTGCACTACTATACTGAAGAGAAATCTCAGGGAGGTTGGAGAAGTGGCTGGAGTTAACCACGATACTGTATTATATCACAGGAATGACTTCGATAGCTATGTAATGTATAATAGATACGTTGCTGACCTCCTCAGAGATGCTACTGAGTACGACTACTTCTTAGAAAACAGAAGGAGGAATATAATAGAGTCTTTAATACCTCATGTAGACAACTTACCTATAGGGAGAGAAAAAGATTTAGAAAAGTTTGTTAGTTTAAAGATTAAGTCTTATATTGCACTCGATAACAAAAACAATAAAGATGAAACTAAGATTATTTATGTTGCTGACAGTGTTACTGACTGGATGGACTAACGCACAGAGTATAATAAATGTAGATACAGCATTAAGGATGCCATTACAAAGAGCATTACTTGAATTAAAGAAGATAGGAGTCGATTACGACCCTATGAGTGAACCCTTCATACTTATGTATGGTAATACTCGTAATAAGGCAGCAGCGGTCTCCCTAGGACGTAATAAGGAGGGTGTTCTTATATTCGTCAATGAGTCAGTATTCAACACCTATGATATGAGAAGTCAGGTGTGGATAATAATACATGAAATCGCACACGATGTATTTAACTTAGGACATTCTCACGACGGTGTAATGACTGCAGAGATACCTAATGCTATCACCACTGCAATGTGGAGTAAATCAATGAACATATTAAAACAACAAATAAATCATAAACATGAGTAAACAGATTAAATTACAGGACGAAATCGAAGAGAGAAGGACTATTATCCTATCAGACAGAGAAAGGCTAGCTAATAGAGTATATGAAGGTAAAGCTACTAAGTGGGAAGAGAAGATATTCTTTGAATTAGTAGAAAGAGAAAATAATATGTATAAATAGTTTGGTAGTTTAAAATATAGTATTATCTTTACACTATAAAACAATAGAAACTATGAAATCAAGAATAAGAAATAGAGCAGAACAAGCTAAGCCAATAGACTTCGCAGGATTATACAGAGATGATAACTCACCTGTAGGATTAACAGATGGTGACGCTATGTTAGAATTAGATGACAAAGTGTTTGCGATGTTTGAGTTCAAGAAAGCAGGAGCAGGCCTTACAGTAGGTCAGAGGCTATTAGGCGAACGTATAGTAAGAAGATGGGGAGAAGGTGCATACTTTGCTAAAGTAGAGCATACAACCAAGAAGGATGAGTCTTATATCTCAGGATACGAAGCCAAGGTAACAGAAGTATATACTCAAGTAGATTCTGGAGAGTTTAAATGGGTAAAGATAGGTGGACTATCAATGCGAGCGTTCCTAGTTTATATTACAGAGAAAGCTGAGAAGGAGCAGAACCTTCCTAAGAAGTATGTATTTCAGTCTTAGTTACTAGGTGATACAATCAGTTGTTTTTAAATAAAGTATTAATTAATCAACATTATATCAACATGAGAAGTATTCTAGTTATCTTAACATTCGCAGTATTCGCAGGGGTTTTAACAGTTGAAATCGCAATCGACAATCTATACCATCCTACAACAATCAAGAATGAAGTGGAAACACGTTCTGCTAATGTACTAATAGACCCAAGACTAAGGCCTTATTATGTAGAGATAGCTCAGAGACTAAACCTAGAAGGTATCAATCCACCAAGACAGAATATGGTATCTGTAACTGTAGGGACGTTGCCTAAAGGCATTTTAGGTATCGCTATGGGTATGTGGGTAGATAACGTGATTAACGTCATTATATCTGAAGCCTATTGGTATAAGTTAAGTGAGTCTCAAAGAAGAGCTTTATTGTGGCATGAGTTAGCTCACGATGTATTTAACGTTGAGCATGGTAGTGTAGAGGTTATGTCTACTTCTATGGCTAAGATTGATACTTCTAATATAGATAACATGATTGCAGAACTAATTACATACATTAAACATGGCAGGTAAAAAGAAAAGCGAAGTATCTAACCCAAGCGAGAACTGGGGAGGTAAACGTGAAGGAGCTGGTAGACCTAACAAGGGAGAAGCTCTCAGGATTAAAGAACTAATGGACGAGGCTATAGACCCAGCATTTGTAACTGAGAAGATATTTCAGCTTATAGACAACGGAGACTATAGAGCAATAGACTTATATATGAAGTACAGGGTAGGAACTCCTACACAGACTATAGATATGAATATGACTGGAGAGACTGACATTAATATTAAGTTAGCCAATCTAATCACATTTAAAGAAGATAACACAGAAGATTAGTGTTAGAGCTTAGTCCTAAATATAAGCCACTATTTGAGAACGACACTAGGTACTACATATGTACTGGTGGACGTGGCTCTGGTAAATCCTACGGTATATCTACTACAGTATTACTATCTACATTTGAAAAGGGTAATAACGTATTATATGCCCGTTATACTATGACCTCTGCTAGTACATCTATTATACCTGAAATGGTAGAGAAGATAGAGAAGCTAGGCCTAGAGGATGCTTTCTTAGTTAACAGTAGAGAGATTATCAATAAACATACAGGCAATACTATATACTTTAGAGGATTAAAGACAGGCTCAGGTAATCAAACTGCAGCCCTTAAGTCATTATCTAATATAGCTACATTTGTATTAGACGAAGCAGAAGAGATGCCAGATGAGGAGCTATTCAATAAGGTAGACCTATCTGTAAGGAGTCAAGAGAGTCAGAATAGGGTTATAATGGTAATGAATCCAGCTACTAAAGCTCACTGGATATACGACAGGTTCTTTGAGAGAGAAGGCCTACAAGGAGGAGAGAATACTACTACTAAGGATACTACCTATATACATACTACTTACTTGGATAATATAGAGAACTTACCAGAATCTTTCCTAAGTGCTATGGATAAAATGAAGGCCACAGACATAGAGAAGTATAATCATGTCGTAATGGGTGGATGGAGAGCAGTAGCTGAAGGAGTTATCTTTACTAACTGGGAAATGGGAGAGTTTAACCCATCTGGTGACTTTCATGGATATGGAGTTGACTACGGATTCTCTAACGATGCTAATACTATTACAGAAGTATCTATTAATAAGAAGGCCAAAACAATACATTTAAGAGAGCATTTGTACCAGACTGGACTAACTACGTCAGAGATAGCAGGAAAGATGCTTAAAACGTCTAAAAAGGGCTTATACGTAGCAGATAGTGCTGAACCTAGGTTGAATCATGAGCTAAGACTTAATTATGGGCTTAACGTTAAGGATACAATCAAAGGACAGGGCTCAGTTAACTTAGGTATCGCTTTACTACAGGATTATAGACTAATAGTACACCCAAGCTCTAAGAATCTTATTAAGGAGCTCAATAACTATAGATGGAAAGAAGGCAAGGAAGTCCCAGAGGATGACTTTAACCACTGTATTGACGGGATTAGATATATTGTTTCTTATTTCTTATCTAATCCACACGCTGGGAAGTACTATATTTCCTAGGATTTTAAAAAAACTTTAAATTATTTTACTTTTTTCTTGCGTAGTTAATATATCTGCTGTATATTTGTATCAAACAAAACAATAGAAATTATGACTTACGACCAATTTACAAAAGAAGCTTGCGAAACATTAAACTTGAACGGAGTAACAATCGAAGATATGCATTTTGCATACATCTTCTTTCACCAGCAAGCAGGAGAGTCAGTAGAAAAGTCTTTAGGCTCAGTTAAAGCATTAAACAATTTCCAGTACGAATCTTAAAAATAATTAAAAAACATTTGGCGGTTAGAAATAATCGCCTTATATTTGTATCAAACAAAACAATAGAAATTATGACTTACGACCAATTTACAAAAGAAGCTTGCGAAACATTAAACTTGAACGGAGTAACAATCGAAGATATGCATTTTGCA